GCCAATTTGTAACGAACTGCTATTTTCATAAATACGCCAATATTTTTCATCTGTTGCATTATTGGTTTTTTTAAAGTTTATTGTTGGTTCAGTTCCCGCTATTTCAAAAATACGCTGGGGTGTTGTAGTACCAATCCCCACATTCTGTGAAGTATCAATAGTTACTGCCGTAGTGCCAGCAGATTGAATTGTTAGCGCAGTAGCAGATGCAGACGAAAGTGAACTGATAACTGGCGTGGTTAGAGTTTTGTTTGTCAGAGTATCTGTGGTAGCACGACCCACCAAAGTATCGGTTGCTGCTGGTAGCGTCAAAGTGGTAGTGCCAGCAACCGCAGTTGCTGCGACTGTCGTAGTGCCTGATGTTGATCCAGCAAACTTGACTGTGCCAGCAAGCGTTAAAGTCTTACCGCTACCAACATTAAGACCGACAGATGTTCCAGTACCTGCTGCTGCAAAGATTGCATCAACCGAGTCCAGATCGGTATTGATCTTCGTCCCCCATGTATCGGTACTAGCCCCGACTTCTGGCTTAGTTAGTAATAGGTTGGTTGTTGTGGTATCTGCCATATTTCACCTTCATGCTGGGACTTGCGTCCATGTTTCTGAATTGTCCGATATTTCTGACCAATCTTCAGATGTGTCTGAGACTGGACTCCAGCTCTCGGATGTATCTGCGATTGCTGTCCAAGTCTCTGGCGTGTCTGATTGTGCTGTCCATGTCTCTGGCGTGTCTGGCTGACTAGACCATCCAAAGCCAATCATTGTGCCGACTAAGCCAGATGCCTCAATACCAATTATCGCAAGAGATACTGCATTTGTAACGCTACCGACTGAGCCAGTACCGCCAACACCAGTAATTGCAACAAAGGAGATTGTCTCTGCCAGCATCGTGCCGACCGAGCCAGTTGATGAATTACCAGATACAGCAAATGACGCTGCGCCTCTGGCAATATTGCCAAGAGATACGACTGACTCGTTGCCAGTAACTGCAAAGTTGATAGCGCCACGAGCAACACTTCCAGCAGACAGCGTGGAAGATAGACCAGTCAGGGGAAAGGATGTTGCACCACGCGCAATATCGCCAACCGATATGGTTGACGAATTGCCAGTTATGGCATTGGTTCTTACCTCTGTAACGCTGTCAATCGCAGTAGTGGATGCGTTACCTGTAACGGCAAAACTTCTCTCGCCTACTGCCAGAGTGCCGACTGATAAGGTTGACGAGTTACCAGTAATCGCAACGGTTCTTGAGATGCCAACCGAGCCGACATTACCCGTGGCAATGTTGCCGTCTTCTTGCTCGGATATGTCTACGCCAAGCGTGCCAATACCAAGGGTTGACGAGTTTCCACTAATGACGACATTACCGATGCCATAGACACCGTAGCCGTAGTAGCCAGAGCCGTAAGCAGCCATTGCGCTGCCCTTTTATTAAGCGAGTCTGATCAAGCCTGTGCTTGAATCATTTGTCGGCATGGTTAGAGTAAATGTTCCAGCCGTTACGGTCTGAGAACCGAAGGTGTGGACGCTGACAGCTTTGTTTGACTGGCTTGAGTTGTAGATCAAGACCGCATCGAATGCAGTTGATAGGGTCACATTGGAGTATGTGATGCTGGCGCTTGGAGTCACAAATGCCGTCGTGCTAGTAGAGCTTGGTGCTGTACCAAATGTCACCGTAGCACCGCCAGCCGTGTAGTTAGTGCCTGTCACCTCACCAGTTGCAGAGTAGGCAGTTGTCGTTGCGTTGACGGTGGCAGATGCCAAGTACAAGGCAGCCTTGAAGGTGTCGGCAGTCGCTGCGGTGTGAGCTGGGACGCTAGTAGAAAATGCGTGTACAGCGTTGAGTAAATCAACCTTGAAAGATGTACACATTGCTTGCGTGTTAGCCATGATATTTCCCTTAACTTAAAGATTGCGCGACTGCTTCACCAGTCACATTTCGTTTTAAGGTCATATGGACTGAGCGATGCACAAGCTCGCCTTCTAGCCAATATTCCACCCAGTTCGTCGTCTCGTTGTCGTTGTCGATAGTGCCTTCTCGCTTCTCTAGCAAGGAGACATCCATCTCGCCTTTTGTCGTGTTCACTAGCATCTGTTATCCCAAAGTCCTTGCGCGTGCAATCAATACACCGCCAGTTGAAGAGCTGCGATCATCTGCTTGCGTGACCTCTTCAAGACCAGCTCGGTACATCGATGCCCATACAGCAATTCTCGCATCATCTTGCAGGTATGGTGCTGCTTGCATGAGAGCACCGTACAAGTAAACATCGGGTGCAGCAGTTAGTAAAAAGTTTGTTGTGTTCGCAGTTGATAACTTGCTCAACTTTGCGTAATAAATAAGCTCACCTGTATATGCGGTGTCTGGTTCTGGTAGGTAGCGAAACTGCTCACCCACCACGGTAAAAAATATAGGTTTGGCAGCCGAGCGATAAGTAACCGCCAAGGTGTCCATTGAGTCGATGGTCTCAAACCCCAATGGGGTGACGGGGTTGGTATCGAGCTTGAAGGACTTGACTTCCAAGAAGTCATTGGGTACTGCCGAGTATTCGGTAGTGATCGACGCAGTAGCACGCACGATCATCTGTCTGGTGCGCAAGTTTCTCTCGATCTGAGCCTCTGCCAAACTAATAAAGTCAGGAATAGCAGTCGTCAGGTCTGTGCGGTTAAGCCAGTCACCGACCGAGGTCTTCAGTTCAGCATAAGTTGTGAGCGCCATTTTCAGCCTTTTGTGCTTTTTCTAAGTCACGCATCACCCAAGTGTGATCGTGCTTAAATTCAAATGTCCCGATGTGTCCAATCTCTTTTGAGACATCGTGATCTATGTATATTTTAAAGCCAGCAGCCTGTGCTTTACGGCAGAAGAATATGTCCTCACCAATATAGCCACGCTTATCGGTACGCCAAGGAGTCTCGAACCAAGGTTCAGTTAACGCCTCAAAGACCTTGCGTTTGATAAGCATCACGCCCATGCCGATAGAGCCAACTTCCTCAACGCCTGTCGATTCTGGCATTGTGTAGATGAGTTCTCTCTCGCCATTCTCGCCATAGCGCTGGGCGGTTGGACCTGTCGGCATCCTGCGCCTTGCACAGTTCGTTGCCACAATATCTAAGTCATGCACAAGAAGTCTCTCGATCATGTCTTGCGGGAAGGTCATGTCGGAGTCAATAAATAGCACATGGGTGCAGCCCTCTCTCATTGCGTCTAGACACAGATCAGCACGCTGGTTCTGAATGAGAGTGCCTTGCATAATCTTCAAGGACACCGCATCAGTTGTGTTGATCGTGTGATACGCCACCATGTTCACCATACAGAAGGTGAAGTTAGCGTGAACCATGTCACGCGCTGGTGTACATACCGCAATGTAGTTTTGGGTCATACTTGTCCTGATCTAGTTCTGAAGTATTTGTTTTCTGGATCATTTAACCAACGCTTCATGTAGGCTTCATCTTCTAGCTTTCCTTCAGCCTTGAGCTGAAAGTAGATAGACATCGGGATGCTGGCGACTCGCGTCCATTCACCCCACCGAGCACGCTCATCAACCTGTGCGTACTCTTGCTTATTCTCTTCAATGATCGCAGTCACATCTTGTTGTGTCTGGATCGTTGCCTGATCTGTCTCTTCGTCGTAATGAAATGTGCGTGTGATCCCCTGATCATCATCTTTACTAAAAAATCTTTTTTCAATCATGTAAAAAAAGGGTCTGAGTTTCCCCAGACCCTTCGTTAGTTCAATTAAGAAGTGATCAAGTCAGCAGCAATGCCGTGGGCATTCTCAGCCAACACCTTGTGACCCCACTCAACGATAAGCATACGCTTTTCAGCGTCGCCAGTCTTTGCCAACTCAACTTGTTGGTAAGGACGCAACATAGTGACTTTTGCGTAATCTGGATCGATCACGAAAGCGTCACGCTCGCGCTGGAAGCGGTTAGGCACGACTTGCACATTGCCGAAGTCAGACACATAAATGTCTGCTGCGCCAATGATGGTTGCAGGACGAGCACCGCCATCAATGTTGAAGCGTGAAGAT